AACTTTTAGATTTCGGCCCTGGAGTCGGATATAAAGAAGGTAGAGAAAAATATAGAAAACTTTTATCAGATTACAAACAATACTTTGTTGATAAAATTAAAGACCCTTATGAACACATACATCAAGGAATATTATAAACTAAATAAAACAAAAAACAATGAATAAATTAATAAAAGAAATGGCTGAAAAAAATATCAGCAGAAACAGATTATCAAGTGAAATTGGTATATCAAAGCCAACAGTTAGAAAATATTTAAAGCAACCAGATTTGTTTTCTGTAAAGAAAGCTAGAGAGATTGCAGAACTATTAAAAGTAGATAATGATTATGCGTTTGAAAAATTATTCAGATAAAAAAGAGTTGAGAACTAAAGGATACTTTAAAGAGTTGTGTTCCCACGTGTGTAAGCACATGATGATACATAAAAACAAAATAGGAGTAAACTCAGGTAGAAAGAAAGAGTATGTACAAGCTAGGAATATGGTCTGTGCTATACTAAACGGAAACGAATCTCACAGATTGCATGAGATAGCTGAAATGATGGGATACAGAAATCACACCTCTGTTCTACACGCAATAAAAATGCACGAAATAGACATGGGTTTTGATAAGAAATATGTGTCAATATACAATGGAGTGATGAGTGAAATGCAAGACTCTTTAGAAGGTGATATAATGCAAAATATTATTAAAAGGATAACTACTTTAGAAAAAAAGGTAGTTGATTTACAAAAATGTTTAACTAAATAACAATTATTCTTATGGATACAAAAACAAAAGACGCTCCAGTTTACTGCGGTAATGGAAAGGAGCACAAGTTTGAAGATGGAGGTTCAGTCGTTCACTTCACATTAAACTTAGCAAAACTTAAAGAACACGTTTACGAATTTAACGGAGCTAAGTATGTTAATCTAACAATGTGCGCTAACAAAGATGGTGCAAATGAGTACGGTAAGACTCATTATGTTAAGATTAATGATTACAAGCCAGACTCATCAAAGGCTAAAAAGGAAGAAAGCGACTTACCATTTTAATTGATGTAAAATAATTAGGGGGTGCTCCTCGTAAGTAGATTAAGCTATTCTCAGAGGTTTACACTGGGGGATAACAAGAAGTGTAATGAGAGCCCCCTTTTTTTTAAACTATGTATTTAAAACTAAAGGAAGACATAATAATAGACAGTAACTCAATATATAGTTGTGAGTTAGAAGAGTCTAAAATAGTAATACGAGTCAAGTATAGTGAAAAACCTATAGAGGTATTCTATAAAGACACAGAGATACTTTTTATATATGAAAATATATTAAAACATTTTAAGGCTAAGGACCTTACAAAAAACACAAAAATAAAAACAAAACAAGAAGGAGAGGAAGTAGAGAAATTGTTTAATAAATTTTGGGATACTTACGATAAAAAAGTTGGTATGCAAAAATGTAAACAAAAATTTTTTAGATTGAGTATAGACACCATGATAAAGATAAATGAGGTTGTTGCGGAATACGTAAAGAAAACACCAAACGTTAGATACAGAAAAAATCCACTGACTTGGTTAAATGGAGAACACTGGAATGATGATATGAGCGCAACAGAAAGTGTTAAAAAACAAAACTTTGATATAGATAATTTATTCTGATGAGCACAAAAAACGATAAAATAACAATAAGTAAAGCAGAGGGAGAGGTAAGAATGGTTTGTCATGTCTGTTCCCATGACAGAACTAAGAAGAAAGAAAAATGCTTAGCTATAAATACTTACACAGGTACTTATTTGTGTCATCATTGTGGAGATTCTGGTATTTTAGACACGCATAAAACTATGAAAAAAACAGAAATCAAATACGAAAAACCAAAGCCCACCAACAGTACGTCACTATCACAAAATACTGTAGATTGGTTTAGAACAAGAGGTATTTCTCAAGGTGTTATAAATAGAAATAAAATAACACAAAGCGTTGAGTACATGCCTCAAGTAGAAACAAAAAGAAACGTAATTTGTTTTAATTACTACAGAGATAAAGAATTAATAAACATAAAATACAGAGACGGAGAGAAAAACTTTAAGCAATACAAAGGAGCAGAAAAGATATTTTATGGCTTGGATGATATAAATAATAATGATGATGTTTTTATTGTAGAGGGAGAGATGGATAAGTTATCATTAGAGGAAATAGGAATAAAAAATTGCGTATCTGTTCCTGATGGAGCGCCAAATCCTGGTACAAAAAACTTTAATAATAAATTCTCATATATAGATAATTGTTGGGAATATTTTAAAGAAAGAGAAAGAATATATATATGTGTAGACAATGACACCAATGGTAGAGTTTTATTAGAAGAAATTAGTAGAAGGCTTGGTAGAGAGAGGTGTTATGTTGTTAAGTTTCCTGACGGAGTAAAAGATGCAAATGATATGCTATTAAGCTACGGAAAAGAGGAAATGCTTAAATATATAGAAATGTCTGAGCCTTATCCTGTAGAAGGGGTGTTCACTGTTAATTCTGAAAAGGAGTATATGATTGATGTTTTTAACAGAGGTAAGAAAAAAGGAATAACAACAGGTTACAGATGCTTAGATAATCATTATAAATTAAGGACCTCTGAACTAGATGTTTGGACTGGCGTACCAGGTAGCGGTAAGACTATGATGGCTTTTCAAATCATGTTAAATTCTTCACTTATGTATGGGTGGAAATGGGGTGTTTTTTCTCCAGAGAATTATCCTATAGGTGATTTGTTTGACACCCTAGCAGAAATGCTTATAGGTAATACTTCTGACATAGAAAAAAACGGAAGAATGACTATACATGAATACGAAAAAGCTATAGAGTTTTTGAATGAGCACTTTTACGCAATATACCCAGAGGATGATTTTACTCTAGAGAACATCATCTCAAAGTTCAAACATCTAGTTATGAGGCATGGTATAAAAGGTTGTTTATTAGACCCTTTTAATCAATTAGACCATAAGTTTCAAGGTAGAGATGAAACTACTTACATAGGGGAATGCCTTACAACAATAAGAAGGTTTGAGCAGGTAAATGATTTAAAGTTTATTGTAATAGCTCACCCTAGAAAAATGGATAGAGACGAAACTGGTGTTCATTACAAAATGCCTACAGCTTATGATATTAGTGGTAGTCAAAACTGGTTTAATAAAGCTGACAATGTTGTTTGTGTTCACAGAGTTAATCCTATGGATGTGTACGACACATCGGTTAGATTTAATGTTCAAAAAGTAAAATTCCAAAAGCTTGTAGGTGTACCTGGAGAGGGTATGCTTAAATACGATAGAAGGTCAGGTAGGTTTTTGGATGAAATGAATACCTGTCCTTTAGATAACTTTAGTAACACTCACTCAGTACATTATGGATAAAAAAGAAAAATTTAAAAAAGATTTAATAAAAGGACAATGGGGAGAGTATGATATGGCTGTATATCTTAGTGATAAAGGCTTTCGGACTCTTCACTTTAACAATGACGCTAAATGGGATATAAAAAGCATAAGCCCTAAAACTGGTATGATGACCTTCTTTGAAATTAAATCAGACTTTCTGTGTAAAGATGAAAAATCTGACACAGGTAATCTAGCTATAGAAATAAGATATAAAGGAAAGCCAAGCGGTATATCAGCAAGTGAGTCTGATGTGTTAATGTATTATTTTCCATATTTAAATGAAGACAACGTATGGATGATAAAAATAAAAGAGTTAAAAGATTTAATAAAATCAGAAATAAAAAACTTAAAAGTAGTTATGGGGGGTGATGATAAACAAAGTGAAATGGTTTTAATACCTAGAGAAAAATTTAAAAAACATTTTCATGTAGATATGTTTAACGCAAAACACCACCCAGCTAAATACGATTATTAACTTAAATTAAATATTATGAAACAATTATTTTTATTAGCCTTATTGCTGTCGATTCAGCTATACGGACAAATTGAAAAAGGGACTTATTATTCAGAAGAAGTTATATACTGTGATATATGGGAGGGCACTGTTAAGCATGAAAGTTATAACGAAGGAGAATATTTTTATATAGACGTAAGTGAAAACGGTATAAGAATATACAATGATGAGCTAATAGGTCAATATTATCCCTGGACATATATAGGAATAGAACAAGAACATCATTCATATCTATTACACAATAGAAACAAAGCCGTTTGGTCAGATGATTTTCAAGGCATAATTTTGTTCTATGATTTAGATAAAGATAGTCATTGGTATAGAAAATCAGTAGAATATAGAAATGTAAAAAAAATAAATTTTGAAGAAAAAAATAAACAAAAAAGTAAGAAACGCAACCAGAGTTAGTAAAGGTTCGTTAAAATTTAGGTCAAAGCTTGAGTTATTTACTTACGACCAACTTAAATTAAATTCAATCCCTTTTAATTACGAGAAAGATAGATTTGTTATAATAGATTCTTTTAAGTATAAATCTGATTGTCATGAGAAGAAAAAAAGAAAGGGTAAAAATAGCTTTGTAAAGGTTAGTAATAAAATATCTCAAGCGACCTATTTACCTGACTTCACTAACACAGAAGACGGATGGATAATAGAATGTAAAGGTTTAAGAACAGAGGCGTTTAATTTACGCTGGAAGTTATTTAAAAACTACCTTGCAAAGAACAATTTAAATTACGACCTTTATATGCCAGGAACTAAAAAACAAGTTTTAGTAACTGTACAATTAATTAAAAATAAATTTGGTTATGCTAAAAGGACTACTAAATAAAATAGTTGGTGACGCAGGTAATATAATAGACCAGGTAGTTACAACTAAAGAAGAAAAAATGGTTTTAAAAAACCAATTAAAAAAGATGCTTTTAGACTCAGAAGCAGACTTACAAAAAAATGTAACAGATAGATGGACCGCAGACATGAAATCAGATAGCTGGTTGAGTAAAAATGTGAGGCCGATGACCCTTATATTTATGTTGGTTTGCACCATGCTGTTAATATTTATAGACGCTGGAACTATAGAGTTTCATGTTGAAGAAAAATGGACGGATTTGTTACAACTTGTTTTGATAACAATAGTGGGTTCCTATTTTGGAGGAAGGTCAATCGAAAAGTTAAAATCTAATAATAAAAGTAAATAAAATGGAAACAAAAGAAATTAAAATAGACGAAAAAGAAATTAAACAAATTAAAGAAAACAGAGAAGAGAATAGTAAGATGATGTTTGATTTTGGTAAAATTAAATTAGAAAGAATAAACCTTGAGCATAGAATGTCTGAGCTAGATAAAATAGAATCAGATATGAAAGCAAAATACAAAGGTAATGTAAGTAAAGAACAAAAGATTGCTAGTAAATTAAATCAAAAGTATGGAGATGGTTTTATAAACCTAGAAAAAGGAGTCTTTGTTCCTAACGAGCAGAAGTAAAAAAAAGTGAGCCAAACAGGACGTTTGACCCACTAATCAAAACTATGAAAAACACAGTTCAATATACAAATAATATTTTATAATACAAGGGGTTTTATGCAGAAGCTACAAAAACTTCTAAATCTACAGCAGCTGTGTTGGCTGTAGCTGTAATGTTAACAAGGTCTCCAAACGTACCTGGGGTTAATCCTGCGTTGTCTACGGCATCCATTGTATCTACAACTCCACCTACTAGGTCAGCATTGTAAATAAAGGATTGTCCGTAATCTAATTTAACAGCAAACTCATCATTGTC